CTTTTTTATCTTGCATAAGTGGCAAGTCTTCTGTATAGCTCCAAGAGCTAGAACCAGCATTAGCATTCTGAGCCATCTGATCGTCCTCTTCAACACTTGTACCTTTAGATATATAAACGTTCCAAGCTGCAACAGCGTCTTGCTCAGAGCTCATTAAACCAGCAACCTCAGCGTTTATAAACGGAGTTACTTTCTTTTCAATTTTATCTAAATCGTATTTAAGTATGTTTCTACCTTTTCCATTTCCGATGTCTATGATCTCGTAATCAAAAGAACCATCAGGATTCATAATCACATATTCTTCAGTTATTTTAGCTCCGGCTGTAAGTTGTCCGTTTTCACCAACCATATCAGGTGAAAATACACCAACTTCAGTTAATAACCTAAGCATATCTTTATCTATATCTGGCGTAGGCGCTACAAGTGAAGTGTTTGACTCGTTTAAAGCATTTAAAGCCGTGTTGTTAATAACTAACGGCTCTTCAAAAGCTGGTCCTATAAAAACAATTTGTTGAGCACCACCTGGTAGTAAATCTAAATAAACATTATAACCGTCAGACTTAGAGAAACCTGGTTTAGCTGTCATGACGCTGTTTGCAGCTGTGTATTTAAAATTATTGTTAGGATCAAAGTTTGGATCATCTGTTACGCTTAATTCAGCTAAAAGAGAAGATAAGAAGTCTAAAGATAGTTGTGGAGCTTCTTGTAAGTGCTTAATTTCAGACAACTCGTAAGCGCAAGTTTCATCTTGACAGTTATTAGAGTCTATAGCTAGCTTTAATTTAGCATAAACTCTACCTGTATTTCTATATGCATTTTCTAGTAGTTGAAAATTATAATCACTAGTGCTTGAGGTGAAGCCTTCATTGTAAGCTATAGCATCACTTTCGTTAAACTGCTGTAAAAAAAGGTTTTGATTTAAGTTTTTTTCCATTTTTTGTTTTTTATTTTCCTCCTAACATTCCACCACCAATAGACGCTAGAGATCCAAACATACCAGTCATAGCACCTGTTTGATCTGCTTTAGCTTGCGCTTGGTCTTGTTTTGCACCCATTAATTCTGCATAAGTCCTATCTATTTGTGCTTGCTCTCTACTTTCAGTAGCACCAAAAACAAATTGTTTACCCATAGCTTCGGCTTGTTGAATACGTTGCTCTTCAGCCATCTTAGCTCTTTGCATTTGTTGTTCTCCAGCCGCTGCTTTATCTTCATTTGCTTTTTCTTGTTGCTCTATGCTATCTGCAACACCTTTTTTAGATTTCAAAGCAGCTTGAGCTAAGGCTGTAGCTCCACCAGCGCCGGCGCCAGTAGCTTTTATAGTGTCCAACGTATTAGCTAGTGAAATATCAGCCTCTGCAATTTTTGTTTCAGCAGCTCCTGTTGCTACTGATAAATTAGCAAAAGGATTACTTATCATACTACTTAAACTCGTAACGTCTTCGTAAGGATTTATAACTTCTTGTCTATTGCTTTCTAACGTGTGAAGTTTATTTGCTAATCTACGTTTTTCAGCTTCGGCTGCTCTAGCTGCTCTTTTAGCTGAAGATGATCCTAAAAACCCTCCTATCATAGATGAGCCTAGTCCTATAACTGCTCCTGCTCCTAGTGGCATATCTTTATATTTTTATTGTTCATTTTAATACTTGTTTTTAATATAATTAAAATACATGTGTTATAACTTTTCTACCGAAATAAGCTTCCATTTTCCTTTTACTTTCTTCCAGTTTTGTTTTATTTTTTCGTAATTATATAGTTTGTTTAATGAATCTTTTCTATTCCCGCATCCACAAGGAACACCAGTAACTTCAGAAGCTAATTCTACTGCTTTTTTTAGTCCTGTTACTGTTGTTATTTTTTCAATTGTATCACCTAGTCCTTTAGATTTCATTTGTAATTTTTATTAATATCCGCTATTTCTTGTGTATTTAGAGTTTACAGAAAACAATTCTTTAACACCTTCTGGATCTGTAACCCCATCTGTTTGCATTGTTACAGTTATATAGTTTCCTTTAATTCCGCTTATTTGGTCTCCAAAAGCTACTTCAGCTTCTGCTGGAGTACTGTTGTTTATTATATTAGCAACATATTTATTTTCTTTTCTATTAAAACCAGCATAGTTCAATGGTGGGTATAAAGTTGCTGGGTATTCATTACCATAATTGTCGTATGCTCCAACTGTATAACTTCGTATTAAAGCAGATTTATCATCTGTAGATATCCACCCGGTACCGTCATTTTCTACATTCGGACCTGAACCAGTTGGGTCAGATACTATATTATTAACTTGCCAACCATTTGTTCCTTCATAACCAATAGTATAAAAAGACTTGCTTTGTTCTGGCTCTGAGTTTAACACAAAGGTTATAGACGACTGGTAAGTCGTACCGTAAAATGTAGTTGGTCTAATAGCATAATGCTGCCAAAGACCAGCGTTTTTAATGGTATATGTTTTATTTCTTAAGCTAAATATTTGATCTGGCTGGTAATTAAAGAAACTAACCCAACCTTTTACTCTTTCGTCAAAAGATAAGGTTTGATAGCTATTATCTTGTAACTGTATGTTTTTTTGAATAGAAATAACATATTGTTTGTTATGTATATCGTAACCTCCTATTAGTCTAGCTGGAAAAGAAGGAACTGAAAACGAGTTTATTTTGTCTCTAAAATAATCAACCATTCCAGCTGCAGATATTTCTGTTATTCCACTATTAGAAAGTCTAAGTATTACATTTTTGTTTGCATCTGAAAAATACTTTTGATAACCATATACAGCGAAACTTTCTGGGTTTTTACTTATGCCATAATCGCCAGCGTAAGGTTGAATAGCGCCTATAACTAAATTTGAAGAAGTCACTACACCTCCACCTTCAGCTGAGTATATAGCGTCTTTATCTATTAATGCTCCACTGACTTTTCTTTCTTGAAATATTATTAACCTACTGTTTTCAGCATAAAGTTTTTGTATTGATCCATTAGCTGGATCAACTGACTTTATTATATCTTCACCTACAGAAAAAACATTTGTTCTATTTATACCCGTTCTCGAGTTAAATATGCCAGAGTATATCAAAGAGTTTATTCTGTTAGATGCATTTGGTTCTTCTTCTACTAAATAAGCTTTTACTCCAAAATCAACTGTCGTATTATTGTAGCCACCTCTAATTCTAGATTCTTCTATAGCCCAGTTTCCTGTATCTGTTAAGTTAGATCCTGATCTGGTATAACCACCAATACTTTGAGGTATACCAAAAGAGCCATTCCAAACTGGTTTTTCAGGTGGATTACTTATAGTCTTTTTTAATACAAAAGTGTTAAAATATTTTACTTCTACTACTGCTCCCATAGTTAATTATTACTTGTTTGTTTTAATATTAACAATATTACTATGTACATGTTATATTGCCAATTTTAGAACCACACGAGTTTCCACCGCCGCCAGGGTAAGGTTGAAAGCTTGTTGGTGTATAAGGATATGTTCCGTCTCCTATTTGAACTGGACATTGAGGCGTTAGACACTGTGTAAACGACTGAGCCCAACAAATACCTCCGTCTGCGAAGTTTGATGATATATTTAAACTCGAATCATTCGGTGGGCTTACAGGATCTCCAACCATAAAAACAAGCGTATTGAAATTATAAATCCCACCACATTGCGTTCCAAACTGGTTAGTCCATCTAAGAAGGTCTTTTCCAGTATAAAACCTAATTGGAGTTCCAGCTGCAACAGTAGACCAATCTATACCTGTCTGAGGGTTTCCGCCAACATAAGAACTTGGTCTAATTTTTATTTCAGCAGTACTTCCACCTCCTGGTTTATAATATTGTACTTGAGCGTAATTAGACCAAGCTCCATTCTGGTAAACCTGAACTCTAGAACCTTTATAAACTCCAGCTTCACTTAGATTACCAGCTTGTATATTTCCATCTGCTTCTTGACTGCAATAACTCCATATATTAGCTGTAGCATTATAAAAATCTAGTGTATCAATTAAAAACACCTGGTCTGCATCGGAGTAACTTCCACTTACTAAACTTGTAAAATTAGCAGTTGCATCAATTAAATTACCAGGTTTTGATCCAGTTTTATACTGCCATTGCCTACCATCTTCACATGGGGTTTCTATTTCTACGTTAAAAGTACAAGAAGAAGCTATTGTAGATAAAGAACCAGCTCCAGGCTCACCTTGCGCATCTTTTAATGTTACTTCTATGATATATTCTCCAGATGAAGTTGTGTCTTTTGTTATATTTAAAGAAGCTATATCATCTGTACCTTCCGCAGGTGTTACAGGTGTTGCTGTAAAAGGTCCAAATTCTAACGGAGTAGTTGGGTCAGTAACATTGTACTGTATCATTTCCCAAACTAAATCTTGACCAGCTAAATTTTTAACAGCTGGGTTTTGACCTGAAGCTTCAAAATAAGCGGAACCATTTTCACCTTGTATTTGTGTAATAAAAGTATCTTCTATATCTACTACCAATGTTTGCCCATCAGGACACGTCGTAATAGCTGGTGTTATATTTATTAAACTAGCTGTTTCAATAAACTGACTAATAGTACCATCTGTTGTTTGTGCTGAAAATGTAAAAGTGAAATTTCTAGGAGCTGTATCAACTCCAAACCAAAATAAACTTTTTGTTTTTATTTGGTAAGTTCCATTATTAAGAGAGTAGTCAACTTCAAAATCGCTAGACCTATCTACGTTGTTATTGTCTAATACGTTTAGCAAAGAAAAATCTACTATATCAGCTTGAGCTACTTGAGATCCAAAATTATTAGATAAGTAAAAAGGGGCGCCATTTATAATAGTTCCTATGATAGCTTCTTCAGTAAAATTAGGCGTTGTCCAGCCTTCTAAGCTAGAACCTCCAAGTGATTGATCTAGTATAGCTGTGTTTAAATCACTAACTAAACCACTTGTAGATGTTTCCCAAAATATATCTAATAAAGATTCTACCGGCGCTGTTTCAAAAACTGCTAAATTTTGTATTGTAATTGGTGCAACTTGTGGAGAAAATAAAAGTAAAGTATCGTCAGCTAATGTTTGAGCTTGATTTACTGTAACTGTAGAAAGACCAGCATTATAACTAACCACAGAGGTTTCTGCTAAGATACCTGAACCAGTTACTATATCGCCTGGTTGAGGAACTGGTCCAGATAAATTATCTATTATTATATCTACATTAGCCGTAACAACACCATCTACAGTCGCTCTAGTAACGGTTGATGCAACTCCAAATTTTGTAGCCGTTGATATTCTACCTATTAAAGGGTTTGACTCGTAGAGATAAAATTCTTTATAACCTGCAACTGGATAACCAACAGATAAAGGATCTAATCCAAATAAATCATTCATATTAGCTATAGAACTAACTATATCTGAAACTCTTCCCGGGTAATATTGGGTATTAATGTCTCCAGTTCCAATGCTAGAATCTAAGTTTTCTACTCTACCAAAAAGCTCTTCAGAACTTCTAAAAAGCCTCTGCAGTGGACCAACTTCGTTCAAGTCTCTAGGTACTTTATTTATGTTATCATTAAATAAAACAGTGTGAGATGTTTTACCTATCTCTAAAGTGTTTTGTTCTGGATAAGCAGCCATTACGCCTGGTAAATACACGTTATAATATTCCTGCTCTGTTTGTTTTACAACTATTTTATAGGAATACCAACCAAGAGGATTATAATCTGAACTAGTAGAGTCACCATTATACACTCCTGGCCAACCAGTAGCATAATTTGGTGCTATAGGATGTATTGGACTATTAAATAAAACTTTTAAAGAATCACCACGCCATTCGGCTGGATTTACTCCAGCTGTCCTATATGGAGAGTATATTGTAGAGCCTATATATTCTTGCCCATCAACTATCGCACTAGCTAAACTGCTTGAAAGTATAACAGAAGATTGTCTACCAAACTTATCAGATAAAACAACTCCAACTTGATAATTTCTATTTTCTTTTAACGAGTGATTTGGATATTCTATTGTACTAGTATTATACTCTACATCAGAATTAGGTGTAAAAAGAAGTAAATCTCCACTAGCTAAAGTAACGTTATTAGAAAATGTCATAGACAAAGTACCAGAGTCAAAACTAACTACTATTGTTCCAGCTGGTATTACAGCGCCAACGGCGTCTGAAGTAACAAAAGATCCTGTAAAAATACTACCAGTTACATTAGTGTAATTTATAGTGTCTGTATTTACAAAAGTTCCATTAACATCTAGAGTTCCGTTTTTTAAACTAAAATTTGCTTTTTCAGAAGCGTTTACATTGTAATCTAAAGTAGAAGGTGGAGTATGTTTATCTTGAAAATTGGAGTAAACAACTCTATTACTTATTATTTCTTGACCAAAAGCTTTAACAGGTATTTTATCGTACACTCTTATTAGCTCGTTTTCTGGTAAAGTTTTAAAGGGTTTTTTTGATTGATAATTGTAAATATAAAAATCTGGTTCTCCTATGGTTAAAGCGGTCGAGTCTGTTAGTGTTTGAGCTACGCTCATTGTTATAGTAGAAGTGTCTTGATCAAAACTAACCACCTTAGTGCCATCAACTATGTCTTCACCAGAAACTATACTACCTTCTTGTATTCCACCAACTATATTGTCAACTACTATATCGGTAGTAGCTATTGGATTTCCTACAACACTGCATGTTGCTGATTGATTATATATAGCACTTATTGGTATAGTATCTACAACTTTAACAGCTGTTTGATCTGATTCCTTATATAGTATGTCTACTTCAGTAACTTTTAAATCTTCCTGAAACAAAGTATTTTTAGATTCCAAAGGTATTCTAAGAAGTATTTTATCTACTTTGTTTTCAACAAATTCAACTATTGTTGTTCTGTAAGCAGCTTCCTCATCTTCCTCTAATACACCTGTTGAAGCCGGTGTTTTTTGCATAAAATAACCATCTTGCTTAGGTATAAAAGCTATTTGAGTGAATGGAGCAAACACTGAATATTCTCCATCATCATATCTAAATCTATAACTAAACCTAATAAACCTATCTTCTAAGTAGCTAGGATCTCCATTGAAAGTAGATTCATAATAAGGGTTTGCGTTGAAAACTAACTCACTATTGTTTATTAGAGTTTGGGCTTGATTAACAACTAAAGTGTTAGTTGATAATGTAAAAGAAACAACAGTAGTTCCAGCAGCTACATTAGGTCCCGTAACAACAGATCCTACAGGTATAGAACCAACTATATTATCTATAATTATGTTAACAGAAGCAGTTACAGCTCCATTAGTTAATGCTTCTCCGCCATCTGGATAAAACTTAGAAGAAACATCGTACATTGTAGTTTCATACTCTTTCTCTGTAATAGAAGTTCCTAATTGACTTTCTTGCCAAAGCTCTATTGATTTGTATGGGAAGTTTTTAGCTACAGATATTTGCTCTTCTTTAGTGTAATAACCAGGAACTTCAGAAGCAGTTTTTACATTTATTTTTCTAGGTTGATTTCTATTATCTGTCCAAAATAGTAATTCTTCAAGGCAATTAACACCGTATATAGGGTTTGACTGTGAAAAATTTAAAAAAGCCCCTGAAACTAATAAAGTACTTTGATTAGTTAAAGTGTTATAAGAATATATACCGTGTGTTTTAGTAGGATCGTATGTTGGTTGATCTGGGTTTTCATCTAAATAATTAGTTACAAAAATATAAACAATAGAAGATTCCTCGTTTGCAAAATAACCAATAGCTTTGGAATTGGGTTGAAGAGTAGTTAACAACTCGTTTCCTAATATGTTTTCTAAAGCACCAACACTTTCTCCTTCTGATCTACTGACTTGAATATTTACAGCGTTTCTATATTCACCTTTCGGTAATATTCTAGCGTCTAGATCTTTATTCATTCTAGACTTTAAAAAATTATTATTAGCTTGTGCCATTAAATTTTAGTGTTTTATTTTTTCCAATTGCCTACTCTAGCGAAATCAATCATTCTTTCTGTCGCTTTCTTGCCGTGAAATTTATATGATTCATTTCTTTCTTCTGCCTGAGCCTGAGTCTGATTAGACCAATTATTGTCTTTGTCTTTATATATTGAAGGCCACGCTTGATTTACCCCGTCATCAGCCATTAAGTGACTAGATGGCTCGTGTCCTTCGTATTGAGGCTTATCGTGGAATTCATACTTTCCTATGTTACCGGTTACAAAAGTGGTTTGCTCTCCTCTTGAGTTTCTAGCATGGGCTTTTTTAAATAGCTTTGGGATAATAGTGCTTGTCTCCATGTTGTTATGATTTTATCCATTTAGATTTACCTCTCATTACTTGAGTAATTTCATCAGTCTTGATATTAGATAATCTTATTTTAGCATTTCTTAACTTAGCAGATCTTTCTCTTTTGAGTCTTTGAACTACATACTCAGGTTGATTAGCACGTGTAGATATTATAGCATGCAATATGTGTGCATATAAAGCTTCCTCTGCCATCTTTGGTATCTTAGTATCTGTATCGTATGCTAAGCCATCAGAAACGTATTCTAGTACTATTAAACGGTTTACTAAGTGACTAGAAAAAGACATTTTGCCTTCGCGTTCGTTTAAATTAAACCAACCGTTCATTTGTGAGTATTGAGGGTCTAGTCCATATAGCTCACCATAATTTCTATAACCAATCCACTCACCGTTTTGGTTCCAGTTAAAAGCGAAATCATTTATACCAAATAAACCTGCATTGTCTAATAAAAAATCTTGAGCGTTGCCCTTGTGCCATCTTTCTTGAGTTATCGATGTACCTTCAATGTCTGACCCAAAGTTATCTTGCGTAGGAACTCCCTTTTCGTCTTGTATTTGAGTATAGTAAGGACTTATTGTTAAATTGTTTGTAGGATAAATAATATGCTTAACACCTAACTGATCAATCCAAGATGCTCTAACATAGTTAACGTAGTCTTGCGGTAAAGCTAATGTTAAACTAGCTGGTATTGTTAATTCAGCTGACTTAATACTTTTTAAAGTGTCATAGCTAAACTCTTGTAAACCTCTTTTAGCGTGAAATATTAAATCAGTTCTTTTAACACTAGAAACTAATTTACCAGCGCCAACATAAGCGACTTCAAAGTTATTTACAACATCGTCTAAGGTTATATAGGAATAGCTTCCGTAATTATCTTCTACAACTTGACCATACGCTTTTTCAGCTTCTGTTTGACCATAAAGTCCACCATCTAGTTTTTTTAACTGAACAACTATATATAAACCAGTGGCTGGTGCTATTGGAAAAGTTATTATATTTCCAATAACAGTATACTCTGTAATATACTCAGAATATGAACCAGGTATGCCAGTACTGCTCGTATATAGTTTAAAATTATTTAAAGCATAGTTTATATTGTTTGGATCAAAATTACCCAATACTAATTCTGTATCAAATGTAGTTTTAAAAGCTACTGTAGTATTATCACCTCTAAAGCCTTGAGCGCCTTGATAATATTGTTGATTTGTTTCAGTTATTAAACTCATTTATTAGCTTTTTTCGTTAATTTCTTTTTTAGCAACTTCTTGAGTAGCAGCTTGGACTATAGCTGGGTCGTTTATAATTACACCTGAATATTTTAATATCCTCATTATAATATTTGTCTGCTCCGTAGAATCTAACTCAAAATCTCTAGAACCAGTGTTTGGTATTACAGTATCATCATAAGGAGAAAAATCATATATATATTGCCCTAAACCACCTGTAGTAAAACCCCATATTGGATTTAGTGGTGTTCTTACGAAATCTATGCTTATAGAACCTGAAGTATCAGTTATAGTATTTGGACTTATAAAAAGCCTATTGTTTTCCAGTAAATAAGTAGGGAATCTTTCTGTTGATTTTGTTAGTTTAGATTTTTGAATATTATAAAAATCATTTCTTTGAAGTCTTTGTAATTCAACAGATTCACCGTTGGTTGGTTTGTAAGTTACAGCGCCTAATCTACTCAAGTTTACGTTTTGAGAGAATATATCAACATTCGGTAGTGTCCAGAAAGGATATGCTGTAGTATTGTCGTAAGTAGATACACCAGATGTTTTAAATATAGATATTTTTTCATCTATATTCAATGTTCTATCGGAATAGTCTGTATCTGTTTGAGGGACTCTAAGTTGTTGGTTTAAATCTTCAAAATATTTTTCAAATATTTCAAGTTGCACTTGAGTGGCAATATCATTAAATTCTTGTGGAGTTATATAGCCTCTTTGTTCTTTGTTTAATATTAACAAGACCGTTTGATACACCGTATTTATGTTTACCGCCATTTTTTATTTTTTATTATAATATATTGGAGACCACTTGCGTAGCCTCCGTTATATTAGTATTACTTGTTTTTATAGTTTTTTATCTATAGACTTATAGATTTCTACACCTTCGTCTGTTTTTAAGAAAGCAGCGAAAGCTGAGAAAGGATTTTCGTCAAAAGGTACGTTCATTAATTTTCTATCGTTTGACCCCCATGTAAAGGTTCTTTGATCTTGAGATAAGTTAATTATACCTGCTTCAGATGCTCTAATTGCAAAATTACGTAGCATAACATTTTCATCATTAGCTAAGTTAATAAACAATGCAGGATTGTTTCGAGCGAATAACAACAAATCTCTTTTAAGTTCTTTAGAACTCATAGTGTTTACTTGAGATCCTTTTTCAACACGTAAGATAGCCTCAGCTTGATCTATGTCCATGTGTCTAGCAGCATTTAAAGCATCAATTTGAAGATCTAAAACATCTAGTTCGTCTTCTGCTACCTCTACTGCGCTAAACTCTTCGTATATCCTACCTTTTAAAGGGTGGTATATAGATAGTAGTTTTTGTAGATTTTGTTGTTCTTTTGGAACTTTCAAGTCTCCATCCATAAATCTTATATGACCCATAGTACATTCCCCTTTTTGTTCATCTACAAGTGGAGAATCTTGATTCGTTGCATATCTTATTTCCCTCTGTTTTCCAGATTTTTCATCAAAATAAAGTAACGAATGTTTTCTTGTATGTTTACTAGGTATAGTTAGAGTTAAAGGATTTTTATTACCTTTTAAGTAGTAAACTCTATCTTTAATCTCCCACGTTGGTTTTGTGGGTTTGATTGGTGCAGTTTTAACTGCTATCTCTTGAGGTGCAACCTCAATTGTTTCTTCTGCTTTTGTAGCTTTTTTAGCCATGATATAATAAAATTAAATAGTTGAAAATTGTGACAATAGCCATAGTATATAAATAGTAATAGGCTAATGTCATATAAAAAACCCCCACCCGAAGGCAGGGATTATTATTAATGTTGAATCAATTAGATTCCTTTGAAAAGTACAAAGTTGTTAGCAGCTTGAGTTACTAAACATCTTTCAGATAGGAAGTTTACTTCCATAGCATCAAGAGTTGAAGTAAAAGCGCCTCCAGCAGAACCAGTTAACCAAGACTTCATACGACGATCATCAGCTTGTGAAGCTCTGTATCGTACGTGTAAGAATGGTCGACGAATGTTAGTTCCTAAGATCTGATCGTAAACTGTAGAAGTTCCAGCAGGTACTAATACACCTTCAATAGAACTAATACCGTTTAATCCACCACGAGTAGAAGCGTCGTTCAAGTATTTCCAGTCAGTCTTATAGAAATCGTAAGATCCTCTACGGAAACCGCTAAATCCTAAGTTTAAAGCCATTTCTTCTGAGTTTTCAAATAATCCAAAAGCAGTACCACCAGCAAAACCACCAGAGATGCCAGCTAGCATATCGTCAAAATCAAGAGATGTTTGTCTTTGTAAGAATAACATGTTTTCTTCAATCGCTCCTTGAGTGTCTAAGTTCTTAAGGATAGCATCAAATTCGTCAAGTCCAGCAGCAGCAGTAAATCCTACTTCTACATTACCACGAGTTTGAATAGCAGCAAATAAACCTTGTGTTCCAGGGTTTGTTCCAGCAGTTGCAGCAACTTGATTGAACTCACCTTCTACCATTGACATTTCTAAGTAATCCTCAAAACGTAAACGAGTTTCAGATTCAGCTTTTAAATACCATAAGTACCCAGATGTTCCGTCTTCAGTCGCAACTTCAACCCATCCAATTTGTGCCATATCAGAACCAGATACAGTGTATTGGTTACGGATGATGATTGGAGAATTAGAGTACTGTGTAAAAGATGGCTCAACACTTACTCTGTCTCCAGTTGCAATGTTAGATCCTTTTCCATAATCAGAACCGTAAACGAATACCTTTAATCCAGTAGCACTGAATCCTTGAGTAGCTAAGCTTAAGTTAGAATAAGGCTGAATATCAATAGTTCCAGCAGCGCCAACAACGGTTGCAATCACAATACCTTTAGCTTCTAATCCTGTTACAGGATCTAAAACTACTACAGTATCATTTACAGATATAACATTAGATACACCTGCAACCGCACCTGGGTTTATTGTGATTTGAGAAGCAGTACCAGCTCCAACGTTAGCTTGAGATACTCCATCATAAGAGATGTGTAATCTATTTTGTTCAGACCAAATTACTTGATCAGAAGTCATTGGCATTTCAGCACCAACCATTCTTAAAAATCCAGATAACGTACGGTTTCCGTAACGCTCTACTTCAGCTTCGTAGATTTCTGGTAAATATTGCTGTGCAAAATCATTAGCCCCATTATTAAACTGGAGGTAGTTTGATTGCAACAACTGCTGTGATTGACTTGGGACAATAGACCCAAATTGAGGAGTTAAACTCATAATTGTTTTGTTTTTTTAGTTAAATTTCTTTGTTTTTATTCTTAATTTCGAGGAGTCAGTACCTGAAATAGCTTTAACCTTAAACCCGTTTACAAACACATCACCTTGTTGAGACCTAGCTTTGGTGTCACTTAAGTTTTTTGATTTGTTCATAACGTCTTTAACTGCGTCAGCTTTTCCTTGCTCATAAAAATGAGAGGCAATTTTATCCACATTGTCAGCTGCATACATAGCTTTGTGATAACCTTTCGTGTCACTAACATTACCATTTGAGTCTAGGAACTTCCCGACAAGGTTGTTAATATTTGATTGGTTTTCTGCAACTTTTTCACGGTTTTGAATGTTGTACTTATAGCTCTTGTCACCGACTTTAATATCGAAACCTTCGAAATCATCGTTGAAAAGTTGTTTAGTACTTTCTTGAAACTGTAAATGTTGTTGCTCAGCTACTTCTTGCTGCTTGTTATATCGGTTGAAAAAGTCCATTGCTTTTTGAGAATCAGGATTTACGTTTGATCTCAACTTGATTTCATCGTAATATTTGTTTTTCGTTTCCTCTAAAAAACCTTTTGCTTTTGCAACTTCTTCTTTAAACGCAAGTTTTTTCTTACGTATATCTCTTTCCTCTTCTAGATCTTCGTCATAGTCAAAATCTTCTAAAAGAAGTTCAACATCTGAATTATCTAAATAAGGTTTATTTTTTTTGTAATACTCTTTTAACAATGTTTTTTCATCTACATTAGAGTAATCGGCATTAAGCCTTGTGTAATCTTCAATTGTTCCACCAGTTTCTTCCATAAAGCTAACTAGTTTTTCAATGTTTTCAGGTAACTGTTTACCTAAAACTTTTTCATCTCTTAGAGCTTCTTTAACTTCAGCTTCTACTTTAGCTACTTCAACTTCTTTGATTGGTGTAAACTCTTCAGCATCTTTGACGGGCTCTTGTACTTGTTCTCCCACCTGAGTGCTATCTCCGGATGGTTCTTCCACAAGAACTTCCTTTGTTTCTCCGATTTGAATGGCATCTTCTTTTGGTATTACCACCTTGGTAACCTCTGCTGGAACCTCTACTAAAGGTTCTTTGATGTTAACTTTAACAGGTTCACTGCTTGGTGTTGTTAATTTTTTTGGAGTTTTCTTTTTAATTTTAAACTCACCTTCCTGCTTAACAGGTTCATTTGTTTTTACTTCTGACATAATATAATATAATTAAATAATTGTTTACTTTCTACATGAAAGCTTGCATACCCATATCGGGTTCGTTTTCAAAGTCTTTAGGTAAGCTATCGTTTTGACGTTGGCTTATCATTTCACTTTGTTGTGTAGCTTCCATTTTGCTACGTTTATCTTTTCTATCTTCTATAGCTGATTCTTTTTGCTGTATAGCTTGAACTTCGATTTGCTTAAGCTGCATATCATATTCAAACTTTTGCTGCATTTTAATTTTTTCTAAATCAGCTGCTATTTGCATTTTGTTTATTTCCATTTGAGTTCTAGCTTGTTCGTATTGAACTTTAGAACCTGATATAGCTTCTTGCTTTTGAACTTCAGCCATAGCTGTTTTTTCAGCAGTCTCCGCTTGTGCAGCTGCTTGAGCTTGTATATTAGCTTGTTGATTAGCTTGATCTTGAATGGCTTTTTGCTTACGCTTAACCTTAAGCATTTGATTAGCTAGTTTAAGATTTTTAATTTGTCTTAAATCTATAGCGTCTTCTAAGTCAATACCGCCTTGACCTAATGCAACCTGTATGTTTTGCTCTAGCTTAGCTTGCTCTTCATCGTCTGGCTCTAATTCTAAGAATATACCAAAGTCATATAAATTCAAGTCAACAACTTGTTGTAGTGTTTCAACATTAAAGGTTGATATAGAGTTTTTAAGTGACTCAGCTGTTAATGGGAAATATAAAGCATCTGCTATTTTTAGAGATACGTTTTCCGCTAGTTTCAATGTAAGATATAAACTAGCCTGCTTGATATGTCTAGTCGCTACGTTAGATGCGTTAGCTGCCATTTTTTGAAGACCTACTAATGAGTTTTTATCTTGTGTACTTCCATCTCTCGCTTCATTTAACCCGGTCACATCACGTATCATTTGTAAATAATATTGATACGTTTGTATAAGGGCTTGTATTTTACCAAGACCGCTAGAGCTATTAAGTTCTTGAATAGGTACTTTACCTGGATTCATATCACCGTCTTGCGTCATTGATCTACCTACGATAGAACCAGTTTGGAAATACATATTTAAAGCCTCTGCAGGATTATAATTAGTACCATTTCCAAGATCAACCTCAGCTAAACCGTCCATATCTAAGTAGACACCATCTGGTACCATTCTAGACATTACCTGTTGCAATTTAAGATGCGTTAGCTGAATCATATCTGCAAATCCAATACATTTACTTACAATAGACTCTATACGTCCCTTATACATTCTAGGAGCACATATCGTGTAATTCATTTCAACCTTAGTTGTGTCTGCCATTGGTCTAGACATATTCTCTGCTAAACTCCAGTCTAATATAGTATTAGTTCCTAAAACTTTAGCTCCAGTATATAAAACCTCTATTGATCTAGATACTCTTTCAAAGTTGTCATTTTCAGGTGGATCAAATGTATCTGGCTTTTCTAAAGCTTTTAATAAACCTGAATCTGTTTGCTTTATTTTAAATACTTGATTATGGTAAGTCTTGTATTCAAAGTACATAACTTGTACAGTGTTTTCGTCGTAATTACCCCAACCTGTTATATATTGCCTGTTACCAGGTGTTTCTTGTATTTTTTTTAATTCCTCTTCTGATATACCAGGAAACTCTTTTTTAAGTTCTGGTATTGTTATAGATTTTACTTCACCTACATAGTATATATCTTCAAAATTTGGATCCTCTGTATAAGAGTAAACCATATAAGCAGGGTCAACGTAATCAACTGTAATTCCTTCAGCTGTATTAAAATTAGTTTTACCAGCTGCAATACCAATAGTTGTAAGATCCATATTTAATCTACGTCTTACAAGATCGTATTTGTTTTGAGCAAACACAGTTGATATAGCTTCTTCTTCTGCTATTTCAATTGATTGCTTGTAACTAAGCTGCATATGTAACTCAAGCTCTTCTTTAGATTCTGGAACTACAACCCCACTTGGCGATTGATATAAGTCAATGCCTAACGTTTGTTTTAAGCTATCTAAATATTCTTTAGCAACCATGTCCTCTTGAAGCTTACTAGCGTATTCAGTTCTTCTTCTAACTGAACTAGGGTCTTGAGAATAAGCCTTAATATCATAAGACTTTTGAGATATACCATTAACTACGATGTCTACGAACTTGGATAATATAGGTACTGGTTTCCAGTCTAAATTAAGATAAGACAAATCACCGTTAATAGATAATTCATCTTTATATTTTTGTACAGGCTGTTCACCTCTAGCGTAAAGTCTTAACGAATGGAAATTATTCCAATTAGTTAGATATCTATTACCTCCAGATCGCCCTTGGTCAAACCACTCGTACTCTATTGCTTGCGCAACTTGAGTTCCGTATTCCCAGCTAGCTTTTTCAGCGTCGCTTACTACTTGGCTTGGAAAAGCGCTATTGGTGTTAGTGTATATACCCATTTAACTTATTATTTTTGATGTGACACCTTTGTTGTCGTATTTTTTAATTCCTAAATCTACAGCTTCTCTTCTAACTGGAGCAGACGGAGCGTATCTATTTTTATTACAAGCCATTAAAGCAAGTCCAGAACTAATAGAAGCATCATGCTTTGTTCTGTTGTTTATATTAAACTTTGCCCAGTCTTCTAATGTTCTTTGAAAGTACATATCACCGTAGCCTGTAGTTTTTAAACCTACAAAATCCTCTATATAAGATTCAATCGCTGCTGCGTGTGCTTGTTTTATATCTTCACTTGAATTTGGTATTCCACCTAATTCTTTTTCTGTTACTGATAATTTATTATATTTTTTATCCGGTCTATTTATAGAGAACTTTCTATAACCTCTTCTTTTTAAATGGTACAATAATCTAGGTTTATTATTCTCTGCTAGTATTGGCATACCATAAAAAACCAAAGCCATTAAAACATCTTCAAAAAATATTTCAGCGGTTTGTGGTCTAGCTATATATTCTAAAAAGAAATGATTCGGAGGTACATCCTCCATACTAAATTTTGTTAAACCGTGTAAAGATCCATTTGATCCTCTTTTATCAACTGTACCTGATATATCGTAGCTATCACAGCCAAAAGCTCCACAATGCTCATTACCTGGATATTTAAGTCCACCCTTTATTATCACACGATTTTGGAGATTTAAAGGTGGAATCCAGGAAACTCTGAATCTACCATTTTTATTTGGTACAAACATAACCTTTGTATCTTTAACCCCGTTCTCCCATTGAAAGCTACCTTGTGTAACTGATATTGAGTTTTTAAGGTCTTCATTGAAATCTATTTGCTCGTATATTTTTGTTAGGTTAAATAGAGATTCTTTAGACTCATCTCTAAACGCGTGTTTAGTTGTGCGTGGAAATTGTCTGTAAAATTCATTTAAACCGTCTTGATCATTTTTAAGACCTTCAACTTCGTTGTTCCAGTACTCTATTACTCCCTGCGTTATAATATCTCCAAAAGGACCTACTGTTTCTTTTTTTGGTGTGTTGAATACAGGAAAGCCATAAGAGTCAATGTAACCTTCGTAGTTCCATTCCATAGGTATGAACAAAGAATATAATCCTGAGCGAGTCTGTCCATTGGCGTTTCTTTGTGTAACGTCTGAGTCATTGTAAAGTTTTTTAAAGTTATCACCACCTTTGTCTAAAGCATTAGATGTTGATCCCATCATACACTTACCTATAATTCTAGATCCAAGCCTTAAACAAGTTCTTGTAACTCTCCAGTTGTTTAATATATTTGTTGGTCTCTCCCACTTTCCACTTTCATCGTGTACTAGTAGTTTTAATTTTTCACCATCATAAGAGTTATCCCCTGTATTTTTCCAATCAATCGTTGTATCAAGACCTGTAATTTCTTGAAGCTTTTCGTTTGAGTCTAGTTTACGTCTTGTAAATTTAGACGCTGGTACTCTATATGCAAGCTCTGTTTTCGGCCTGTCCATACCATCTTGTATTGGTTTAAAGAAGAAAGGGTAGTTTACTGATATCGGTACGACCTTATCTGTAAACATTTTCTTTGCATCAGGTCCAGATTTTGATAATATACCAAAACGCGCATCTGTGGATATTGTAGCTTGGTTAACAGCTTCACCACTTGCCATAAATGAAAAACCGGATCGTCTATTTTTAAGATAGCACATTCCGTAACATCTTGGGTCTGCTTTGCAAGCTTCCCAAAATATATAAAATAATCTATTTGATTCTCTAAAGTCTGGTTGTCCTACGTCTATTTTACTCCACTGAAGGTACATATAGTTAGCACCAGTAATGTAAGTAGCCAAACCTTTATTATAGAACCAAAAGCCTTGTTCTCTTCTATTAAATTCTTCATCAATGTAATCATACCATTTTTCTTTAAAATCCAAAGGGTATTCTTCCCAATCAAATACTGATTTAATTTTATTAAGCTCCTTTGGGTATTCAGTGTGTTGCCATTTGTCTTCTTCAAACGCGTGTACGTTTTCAGCTTTTGGCAAAGCTATTTTTAGATTTTGTATTTCATAAATTTCACCTATCTCGCCGGTTTTACTTATAACAACCATATCGTGTTCTTCGTTATAACCGTACTCCCACTTCTTATACCTGTTAGTTCTTTTTAAAACTTTAGGTTTGACGTGATCTTTAAGTATTTTATATAAATTCTGCTTGTACATTATTTAGATCTCCCTTCTGCAAAGCCTTTAAAAGATTTCTCTTCTTTAACTTCAACTGGTTTTTCATTTAACATATTCTCTTCTGCTTCTATTCTACTTAATATTTCAAAAGCATCGAATATAGCTAGCTTTTTTGTAGCTGCAGCATTCTTTAATCTATCAGCTGATATATCGTCATCTGAATCAACAATAGCTTCTTTAGCTACTTTGATTAATTCTTCCACCGCTTTCTGACCAGCTTGGATTATATTCAACTTCGTTTCCTTGGTATTCATATTTAATTACGATATCATTAGATTTCATACAGTATAATCTCTTACCGTCAACTAAAAACTCCCATTCTCCGTTTGGCGTGTAGCCAACTAAGTCTCCTGAGTTAATTCCTAGCGCATTTAAAGAGCTATTGTCATATTTTAATATACCAATAAGGCTTCTTTCTTTATCCAGCGTTAGAGACTCTGTATCTTTTATCGGTGAAATAAAGCATCTATCTCCAAAAGACTTCCACTTATCACCTTTATTATATAAATAGATTTGATCTATAGCACAAAAATATAAATCATCTTTAAACCAAGATCTACTTTTCTTTTTTTCTCCTCTCATGTCATAGAATACTCTAAACACGTTTTGATGTATAACAATTATATCACCAATATCAATACCAGTATTAAAAGCTTTAGGTGTTTCTATTACTCTAGCTAATCTGTTTACAAACTTGAAATCTTCAATCTTTGTATTTAAAACT